TGCCTGAATTTCATTCAAATATCCCACGATCCAGGCTTTTAGCAAATCTCTGCCGGTTGCATTGTTTTGCGTCTTTCCGATATAGTTCTCGGAAAAGTTCTCATAGATGTCATTTGCGACAGTGTCCACGATCCGAATCACCTGATTTAAGCTGAACGCCTCTCCCTTGTCCGTGGTGAATGTCGTCAGGGTATTGATATCGGACATGACCTTTACTGATCCAAACTCTTCAAAGAATACAATCTGACCTTTTTCGAGAGCTTCGTCAATTTCAGAAGAAGTCAAGCGGGGAGAGACATTTTCAGCGTCTGGATACTGTCCATATACCAGGGATTCACTGTAGTTCGCTCCTGCCTCCGCTCCACCGACCCACCAGGTTGTCTGCTGTGGGGTAAGGATAGTTCCATCAGAAAGGATTACTCCGTTTTTAACAGAAATGACCGCCTCGGAATTGCTCTCAACGATCGCCATGACCACCTGACACTTCTTGCCTATATTATCACGCATGCGTTTGATGAAAGCCACAAAGGCAGCCTGTACAGTAGAGTCAGATCCATCATAAATTAATACATTGAATGTGTAAGGCTCTAAAGCTGTTAGGAACGTGGAATACGCGGCACTGCTTACCGTTCCGTTGCTTCCTCCGGTAAGAGCCGTTCCAGCACTGGCCGATAAATCTCCAGTCCCGGAAAATACAACCCAGTCATTTTCGGTCAAATCTGCAACAACCTTACCAGTCTGAGTATCCTTTACGGTTCCATCAACTATGGTTTGAACGGTGAAACTCCCTTCATTGTCAGGATCTGCAACAACGGCGATGGAAATGTCATTTCCCCGCACGCCGTTATATTTTGCAGTAATTGTAAGCGGCGCGATGGTAGCGGTTGCCTTAGCGGCACCTGTGGCGTTGGGGCGATAAAGTAATACCTTTACCGGACCGGCAGTGCGATCACTCCCCTTGAAAATCTCTCTTAAAAACAATGCTTTATCGTTGGTAGAATCATATCCGATGTGCGAGGTGTAATCATCACCGGCATTTATGGTCAAGATCTTTCCCTCTGGTCCCCATGATAAAGGCTCGCAGATTGCAACAACGCCCCGATTCCCCACGCTGACAGCCTGTGCCATGCTTGACTTTACATTAATGTAAACACCAGGCTGTTTTTTATTTTGACTGGTCCAAGTCCCTCCGGCCATTTAACTTACCTCCTTCTTTCCGAAAAATTTATCTAAAATCCCTCTTGCTTCTTCCAAGGTATACTCCGGTTCAGTCAGCAGGACTTTTACAAAATCCGGCTGATATCCGGCCAGTGCTTTACTTGCAAGAAGGGATTCTGTTTTATACTTTGCTACTTTCTTTTCTGTTTTATCGGTGTTAACTGTCTCTTCCACCTTTCACTCCTCCTTCATATGATTCTATAGACTCAATTTGTGGGGTATCATCCGGATAAGACACCACTGCTTTTACTGTAAATTGATAGTGCATCTCATCTTCATCAATCTTCCATTCCCGGTCATAAGTTCGTAGTTTTACGTCCTCACAAGAAATAAACTCCAGGGCGTAGTCCAGCTGATCAGCAACGGATACCAGCTGATCGTAAACGTCGGGATCGCTGTTTTCTACCTGATAGACGATATCTATGCCGATGTTCCGCATAAATCGGCGTCCTATCCGGTTCTCCGTATCCGTAGGCATGAAAAATATAAAAAAGCAAGGAACTGACGTCCCCTGTTTATTAGGATTGCTATACGTCGGGATATCCGGATAGCTTTCTTTCAGCGCTCCGCAGATAGAATCTAACAACTTTCCAATTGTGAATGTCATTTGAAATTCTCCCTTATCCGCTTATCGAGTTCCATTTTCACTACATTTTTGTATCGTCCTATTGCTGCTTGCTTCATGTATTTGCCTTTTATGTACTTTGTTTGGGTTCCTACCACAATTCCGCCTTTCTTATCAGCATCAAAGAAAATACCCCCTCCCACACTGTCGATATGAAGACCAGGGACATAATGCTCATTCATATTGTGGCCATCATTTACATAAGATGCATGCTGCAGGTTATTTGCAAGAGTAGTCCGCACGCTTCCTCCTGTCACAATTGGCTTCGTTATACTGTCTACCGCCCAGTGTTGTGCTAGTCCTCCATCTCGCGTATTTACTCCAGAAATCCCGGCATCGTGAGGAGGCGTGAGCTCCGTAGCCCGTTCTACTGCTGCGTCCGTGGCTCCCTCCATAACCTCTACCATGATTTTCGGCACATTCTGCCCTTGCTTCCGGAGTTGCTCCAGGCGCTTCCTGGTTGCCTGACCAAAGGTTGACATCTGAATCCCTCCCTACTTAATCACTTCGTCCATTGACAGGACGGCTTCTTGATGCTCCAATCCGGAAAGCATTCCGCCAACCGGATCATAATAAGGCTGCGGAAGTCCAGCGAAGTAACGTTCTGGATCCCGGTTGCTTCCCAATCGCCCACCGCGCACAATCATGAGCATATCGCCGGCTTTTAAATCCACCGACACATCACAGGCCACTTTATCCGTCGCCGTAGCCGTGGCAGCCGTATCCTTCCATGAAGGACCATTTCTTTTTGCGCTATAGATACGGCAGGGGATACCACGGTAAAGCTCCTCCCGTTTCTTTTTATCAACATTGCCAACCTTATAAGGGATATTCCTGGAAATACTCATGGAATCCGTATACCAATCATCATCAAATAACATACATACCACCCATTCCGATCGTACGAGCCATGGTCACCAGCTGCTGTCCATACTGGGTTGCATTCCAGGCTCCCCACTTTGCGCTTGCTTCCGTGATGGCCTCATTGTCATAACTGACAGTTGTGTCACCCATGGTGGCTTCTTTCACAAGTCCTGTCTGTTGACCGGTTGCCGCTGCTCTGGCTGGAGTAGTAGATCCTTCAGAGTATGTTTTTAAATACAGTGCGGAGAAGTGAGCTACATAAAGGCCGGCTGCATATCTCCAGATCTCGCAGTATCGGCTGGGTAAAATACTGGCATTTGCATTGTTGATGAATACCTGAAGCATGGGATCAGGAACCAGACTTATGATCTGGTTCGCTTCTTCTCCCTGGCTGACCTGTTTTTTTGTGAACTGAGGAAAATCTGTCAGGAACATTTCCTTTGTATAGGATCCAACCTCACCGGGCTGCGGTATGTTGGCCGCTGCGGATATTAAACCCTGAAACTGCTCAGGCATGCCATTCCCTCCTTATTCCGATGTTTCAGCAGTTGCACTATCTTCTCGCTTGTCTGCGGCATCTGCCTTTTTCCTGGCTGATTTATCAGCCTGTTCCAGCGACTTATCTGCAGTACTCTGAGGAGTAGCAATAGATCCGTCTTTTATCGCTGCCTGTACCAGCCAGTGCTTGGCAGCCCAGTCCGGTATCTCTCCAATAAAATCGCGAGGGATAATAAGTTTCTGTTCTCCCTCGCAGATTTCAAAGTTCTTTTTACTGTTTATAAACATAGCGAATCCCCCTTAAATTCCGTCGACGTAGCGCATGATGTTCTCGTAAAACATCTGCACTTCGGACAGGTTGGCAAGGTATGCTGTATCATAGCAGAGGTTGGTTGCATTGGTCTGAGTCATGGCACGGTTAAGAGGTACCAGTTCGTCCATAGCAATGTAACGTTCCTCGTTAATGTAGACAACCATTCGATCAGTGCTACCTGAACCGGCACCTTTACACCATGAAGCGGCGCCGATAAAAAGATCAACCCCGTTTTGTTTGGAAACGTTATTCTCCAACAGGAAGGTAAGAATTGTCTTTTCTGCCAGATCAGACACCCTGGTTGTCGCAAGGTAGTTAAACTGTTCATAAGGCATCAGGATATGATTTGGGATGGCACTTCTGTCATATTCAGCCGTTGCCCATACTGCAAGAATGGCATCGTTAATATCCTGCAAAATCTGGTTTGGTGTCTTACTCTTAAATGTCGTCAGGCTGCCGGTACCAGTAGCCGCCGCTCCTGCCGTTGTTACGTTCGGATTGTTAATAAGACCGGTAGATCCATACTTTTTGATGCCCACGTAAGCATTCGCATCCATGTGCTTATCATAAGTCATTCGAATTCCATCTCTTAAAATACTCTCATAACTCCGCCCGGTCATATTGCCGCGCTGCATGTCGACAAATCCGATTCTCATACCAACAGAAAAGATATGGGTCTTGAAAAGTTCCTTGTCAAAATTAGCCTGAACCATTGGGATACCATTGGCTCCTCCCGCATGGACTGGACCGTCCTCACTGCCTCCGGCTACTCCATATTCCACGTTCATTGCTGAAACGTATTCCGCCCAGCCACCACCTACGCGGACAGGCAGATCGCGTCCATAGGTAAAGCTGGTAAGGGGCTGGCGGATCGTATTATCTCTCTTTTCCAGCTCCGACTGCAGGAATGCTCCGCCTGTTGCGATTGCCGCCGCGTCCATAGCCTGGAATTTCTGTGGAGCCGCAGCTCCTGTTGATGGAGCAGTTACTACGCCCGCATCGAATGTTCCCATATTCTGATATTTCATATTGAATTGTCCTCCTTATGCTCTGTTGCAGGATAAAATCCTGATTTCCGCTACACCATTGGCGTCCTTTGTTCCATGCCATTCACAATTAGTCAGTGCCACTGTTTTTCCTGTATCCGCTGAGGCTTCAAATCCACCAACAACACCCGTTGGAATGGCTTCATTAGCTACTGTTCGAACATACACTTTACCGCCCAGTTTCGGGCTGCCTACATTACAAAGCACATTAATGCAACCGCGCTTGAATGTGCTGGTAGCCTCTCCTGGTTCATACTGTCCTGCGGACTGGGACAAATAAGACGTTGCGGACTTAAACTCCCTGGAAGCCACTCCTACAAAATCAGCGGCAACATTACTGGCTTCAAAAGCTACTACATTGCTGTCACTGTCATATACCAAGGGAGTACCAAACTTTACGGCGTCAGTGCCTCCGAGTGGGTGTGTATCAATAATCATATCCGGCTGTCTGGAATAATCTCCTGCGTATCCATGCGTCATACTTGTTCCAATTACCTGTCCTCTCATTATTTCTTACCTCCGTTTTTGTGTGGGTTCATTGCATCATAAGCAGATTGGCAAGCGTCCAGATCAATGCCGGGCTTTTTATCTGCCAGTCTGGCTGCATTCTTTTGGGTAGTTGCTGCAATCTTTGCAATATCGCTCACGGTGTTCCCATCTGACAAGCAGGCGATCAGAGAATCTGTAACAGCCTTTTTGTCAGCTGCATCTTTAATGCCAGCAATCACTGGGCGAAGCTGTTTAATCACTTCCGCCATGACAGCCTTATCCGCTGTACCAGTAGCCTTGTCAAGTTCCTCTGCAGGGATCACCTTTGCTTCTGCACTGGGTGCCGACTCCTCGGTTTCTCCTGTAAGGGATTTAAGCAGACCGTCCAGCGGATCCTGATCTGCCGGTTCTTTCTTGGCAGACAGTAAATCCATTAGCTTATCAAGCTTTGCGTCCAGACTGGAAAAATCTTTTACATCCTCTTTCTTTTCTTCTGTTTTAGCCGCAGGCGCTGTCGGCTCAGTCTTTTTTGGTTCCTCCTCTGTCCCCAGTGCATCTGCCGCATCAGCTGCCATACATTCCAATTCTTCCGGAGAAGCATCTTTTGCTGCTTTTGCAAATAACTTAAAGAATAAACTGTTTTTCATATTACCATTCCTTTCTGGCCGATTGGCCACTATCTTTTTTTCTGAATCTAAAATCGCAACATTTTTCCCGGCGCGCCCCCGCGTTACCACGGCTACATGATTCCCTCGGATTTCATGCTGCGAATAGGTTCCATCTCCATTATCTGACCAGGTGCATTCATAACCGCAACTTATTTCTCTCTTTCCCTCCTGTACCTCTCGGATCAACTCCTCATCCTGAACGTGAAGGTCCGCAATTAGATATCCCTCCCACTCTCCGCTGCCCTTACGGACGTTTTCAGCGCAGCCCCTGGAATACAGCCGATAGGTTTCCGGAGTTATAAGATCCGGTGGGTGCTCATTGGTTACAGGCTTTCCCTCAAAACTAGACATAGCGGCTTCTGAGAATACTTCTTCCGGAGAACGCAGCACTTTAACCATTTTGGAAGAGCTCCCCGCAGGGTTTATTTCACTTTCCAGGTAGTCCATGCTGCCAGTCCGGGCAATGGGAACATTTCGGCAAATTAAAAAGCCCTCGCCAGTTTCTATCTGGTTTGGGCTTATGGTATATCCATAGTACGCAAGCATTTCATTTCCTTTCTGTTGCGATATCGCAACGGTTTAGGGTACAAAAATACCACCAGCCATTTACTGACTGATGGTACTAATTGTCGTGATATTCACAATTTCGGCAAATCTCACGCCAGTTCTGATTCTCCGTAATAATATCGCTTAGAACCCGTTCCTTTATACAGCCGTCACATACATCAACAGTAAGAACGCACTCACCAATTTCGATATCTTTATTTACCAGGGGACATCTTACCAACTCCCAACACCTCCAACAATTTATTAAACTTATCGTCATATTCTTTTGAACTATATGCCGTACTTATAGTCTTTTCTTTATGATTCACAACAACAGCTCCCTTTCCAGATATATAAACCGTAACTTGCCCGTTCCACCTGCTGTAAGCTGCAACTGAATCTTTTATATACTGCTGGGCCTGCTCTTTTGATACCATATGAGAACGTTCCTCATTAATGTGCTCTTCCTGGAATGTGAATTCTGTTAAGTCTATACGGTCAATATTCTTAATTGGCTTTCCCTTTATATTCAAGTTTCCTGATTCGGCTATTAATTTATGATAACGGTTCGTATCTCTGTAATTTTGCTGCGCACTCTTCCAGCTCTCACCACCATTATACTTTAATTCCCGGAACTTTTCAAAGCTTTTCGGAACATCATTTCCAAGTACCGCCCGGTATCGCTCATGCTGTTTATAATCACTAAGCAACTTCTGCCGGTTCCTGTTCTTTTCTTTATAGGCCGCGATCTGCTTCTTGCTTCTGGGATCCACTGTAACAGGATTCTTATTGAAACTTGAAAAGTCCTTATCTTTTTGGATCTGCGCATCGCTCTTGCCGATAGTCGTATATTTGACCAGGGCGTGAAGACAGTTCGGGTGGATATTCAAGTATGTATTGCTTAAGTCATTGCTGCCACCTGGATCAATCTTGCCAAAAGCGGAAGCCAGTGGAGGATAATCCGGATTTGTACCTGACCGGCTATAAATCCTTCCTTCCAACGGTGCACAGATCGGGCAGGTGCTGCCGATCTTGACAATCCTGTACAGATCATGGTCCGGATCCGCTGTTAATATGGCAGATACTTCTGCCTGTCTGGCTGTTGCTCTGGTCGCCATGTTGCAATAATCCTGCAAGCTCCATTTGCGCCCTGACTTGTCAACAAAGGCTGTGATCCCCTCTGTTGTTCCATTCTCAGCAGTGGTTATTATTGACTGCAATTCCTTTTTCATACTGGCCGCAGCTTTTCCTGATCCATATCCTGCAGCCTTTGCTTCGGCTACTGATTTCAGGGCAGCTTCTCTGATTCTGTCTGCGTCTCGTCTTCCGATCTGGAATGATTCTTCAATGTTTTTCTGTGCCGTGACAGAAGCCTCCACGATATCGCCCAATAAATTGTTGGAAAGCTGCTGAACCACTCCAAGCTGTGAAGCAGTAAGCCCAGCAGCGTTTGCATAACCGTTGGCTGCTGCTTCAGATTTGTAAAAGATCTTCTCCACCATGGTGGGAACATAGCTCCAGCTTTCGTCCACCATCTCCTGCAGGATCTTCTGTGTACGGTTTAAAGCGGCTATCTCTGCATAGTCCACATATCCCTGGCTGCGCTTTCGATTTATTTCAGCAATCAGACGTTGCTCCGTTTTCAGGAATAACATTCTGAGATAAGTGGTTTCATCCTTGCCGTCTGGAGGTCTTATCATCTGCGGCATTATTCGTCATCCTCCTCAAATGTCTGCGGAAGCGTAAGTCCGGCCAGGGGATCCGTCATAGCTTTATAGTCAGAATACTTCTTTCCTTCGGCAGCTTTGATGGCTTCATCAGAAATGGTACTATACATGCCAGTTTCGTCGGATAGAGCCTTAAGCTCTTTCTGTGCGGTGGCAGCGTCGATCAGATCGCTTTGATATACTGCCATGACGGACTGCGTCTTCTTCTCTGCAATGTCTGCGATCTCGCTGGAATCCGGTGTCTGGAGTGGTGGGAAGTCTATGTCCAGATCGTCGGGAATCGCTCCCCAAGCTGACAGAAGCATCACCGGAAGGATCTTTTCAAGCAATGGTCGGAACTGATTTTCCCTTAGACCGTCGATATAATCATAATAGTTGTTCATGTCACTTTCGCCCGTGGAATTCATACCAGCGGGTGAACGTCCGAACAGCTTTGTCACTGGGGTTCTGGCGGCTCCTGCAACGTCCATCATGACACGGTCATAAACATCTGCCAAACCGGTAAAGGTGTACTGGGTGTTGTGCATGACGTCACCCTTGTTTACCAAACGCATCCCGAAGTTACTTTCTATTACGCTCTGAGCCTGTAAAGTCTGCCAAAACTGACGCTGCTTCTGTCCGTTATTAACCGCGAGAAGCTGATCCAATGAATCCGTTTCCATGTAGTTTATGTTTGCCCGGAAGGTCAATGCTGCAATGTTGGAAGAAACATTATCTCTCTTAACCACTTCGTTGTATATGGCTTCAATCTCTGACTCCCCCCAGTACTGTTCCGCTATCCTCTCGTTGTATGGAAGCTCCCTTCCTGTGAACCGTATCACTCGGCTATGATGTACCGTAGACACCAGGGCGCCGCTTTCTTCGTCCCGGATCGTGTAATACGCAGGTAATCCAAAGTCAGGATCGGACGGATCTGTAACGATCCCCATTTCAGGATACACACCACTCCATCGGTCAAGGATCTGTAATCCCAAGAATGTACTAGGAAGAATTAAGCCGTAATCCAGTGGTTTTGACAGATCGTCCTGTCCCCTTACCATAATGATCGCAGCTGCCCCGCCGTAAAGCCTACCCCAATACATCCCTTCAAGGATAGATTTTCTTAGATGCACCTTTCTTTCAAGGCGTTGCAGGGAGTCGATCCGCTCTGGTGCCACATTGCTCTTTACGGTGTACCACTTACGGATCATGTCCTCCGGTATGGTAGAAATGATGTTCTGCACAATCCAGTTATCCCGGTAAAGGCTTGTAAGTAGCTGGTAATTTTGAGTCATGCGGGTAAGTGGGTACTGCGTCGCCTGCAGTAGATCCTGTGTCCCGTAGCCCAGCCTTGCGATCGGATTTGAAAAGGCATCGTTTACCTGAATTTTATTATCTGCCCTTATCTGCGGGCGGTTTCGTTTTGGTTTTGCCATTATTGAACATTCCTCCTCCATTTTGGTAACTTTGTCATGCAGAAATAACGCAGGGCATCTGGCCCGTGATCCAGCTGCTTCACTGGCTTCTCGTCCCCGTGCTGCGCCGCCTTATCGTCCCAAACATAGGACCGTATCTCAGTTATCAGACCTTCGCAGCGTTTATGCACCTTGATCTTTCCCGATTGAAAAAGAGCCGCAACCACACGGATCCCGTCAAGTACTTCGTTGTCAGCAGGCTTTACGATATACCCCCTGCTCTTCAACTCTGCGATAAAACTGGCCGCCGATGGATCTGAAACAATGTCGCACTGCAGATCCGGATTGTCCCCCATGAGGGAAACCATATCATCCCCATACTGACTATCTGTTTTCTGCCCGTCCTTTTCCACCCGGCTGTCCCATCGGTACTCCCGGTCTACCCAGATAGTGTCTCCATCATCGTAAACGTCCAGAAATACACACGGGTTCGTAGTTCCGTAATCCAGTGTAATCGTGCGGGTAGATAGATATTCCAGACCCTTGGGTCGTGTCTCATCGTCGTAGATATTAGACGACTTAGTAAACATGGTATAAATAAGCCCTTCGGCAACCGCCCACAAGCCCTCGATATAACGTAAAAAAAAGACACCGGCATACAAACTGCGGTATCTCTTCTTGATCGCTTCGTCCAAGGAAATGTTGTCATCCATAGTGAAGTGTAGATATAAAATATTTTTAACTTCCTTGTTTGCAGCCCTTAACTCTTCCGCTTTCTTTCTACCAAGATATCCAATGCATTTATTGATCCAGCCGATCTTGAACCAGTGCATAGGCCCTGCAGGGTTGCAGTTAAACCAGAACTTCGAACCGGTGATAGAACAACGTCCGGTCGCCTGATTGACAAAGGATTCCGGCATCAGGGCAACTTCATCAAAAAAAGCCCCGGCAGCTGTAATACCTTGTACCAGCTCCTGGGAACCCTCGTCTTTTCCACCAAAGATATGAAAATAGTTTGTGACCTTACCCTTTGTTACTTCCAGCATGTTAGGCGTTTCACCAGACAAATGATGAATACAATGATATCCCCTGCTCCGTAGCATCATCTTCAAATTGGTAAGCACATTACGCTGAAACGAACTGATTGTTTTACCAGCCATGATAAAGTTCTGCCCATTGAAAGAGCTCATGGCCCAGAAAACAAACGAAAGGGACATTGATACCGTCTTCCCTGACCGTATCGCACCGTCAGCGATAATTCCGTCCATATCCTTAACCGGTGAATTCTTCGTCCACCAGTTTAAGACCATTCTCTGCTTACGGGAAAACGGCTGAAACTTAAATATCTGTTTCCTCATCTTCTTGCTCATTTTCTTCCCAATCCTCCCAATCTGTACCTGCTGATCCGTTTAATGCATCGAGGAATCCGTCGTCCTCCACTTCTCCCTCATCACCAACACCCATTTTAGCTTTGGACGCTGCCATTCGCAGGTTCTGCTCTTCCTGATCGACGTCTGTCTTTTCAGACTGGCCAGAGTATTTAGCAATGACTTCAAAGGCTTTTACGTTTCCGGAAAGAGCCTCCTTAATCATAGCGCCTGTAACCGCAGATTCTACAGTACTATCAAGACCCATAGCTTCCAATACCGGGGACCACTCTGGGCTATCTATTTCAGCAGTCAGCCAGGCGTTTAACGTCTTACGAAAATCTGCCTTTCTGCGCCTAACCTCACCTGATTTTTTTCCACCATTTGATGTCATTCTCCGGAGTTCGTCCGGAGTTCGTTTACTATTTGGGATTAAGTTTTCATGCCCACGAGCCATCACCTCACCTTCCAATCTGGCCAATTTTTATAATAAAAAAGAGACGGGGTTGGCCGCCTCTACTGTTCTCTTTATTTCATCTTTAATCTTAAAAAATCAAACTCAACTTTTCTATCTTCGCTCGCAATAGGGTAATATTTTTTTAATTCTTCTATCAAAATGTCTTTATTAATTAATACCTTTTTTTCCAATTCAGAAAACAAATTTTCTATTTTTTCAGAGTAGTTATTTTCAATTTCCACTATTATGTTTTTTTCTGAATTTTTTGAAATTTCTTCTGACGCACTACACATAATAGCCTTGCTTCTTGTGCACTCTTCAGAAACATCATGAGATATATCAAAAGTCTTTATTTCATTAAATAATTCAAGTTGCAAATATTGCCACATTTTACATTCATTAGCAGCATTATGTAATTCAAACATGCTTTTTTCAAATTCTAAAAGTTTTTCATTATTCCTAAATATGATTACTTCCACTTCACGTTTACTTAGCTCACTAATTTTTAGTTGAAACACAGAATAAAGCCTAACTCCATTTTCTAAAAATGCTATTGCCTTAGCGTCATTGGTTCTTTTATTTGACGTATAATCATTTCTTACACCTATATATATAGCCACAAAAGGTGGAATTAAACGTAAAAGCACATCTCCCAAATATGGAATCATGCCCCATAATGTGCTAATTACAGACTTTTTACTCACAGTCTCACTCACCGTTGCACTAAGAATCAACAACACATTACTCATAATGTTTCCCCTAATAATTTTTTTTATTTATTATACACCAGAATTTGCCAAAAGAAAACACCCATCGACCAAAAAATCGACAGGCGTTTTCAAAAAGGAGAATATCAAGAATCAATCAGTCACCGGGCTGTTACACCCGGCAACCGTAGGGGATTACCAAATTTATGCAACTTTGGATAATACAAGTATAAACCCCCTATGTGGACTTTACAAGGACACGCTTTGGACACTACTTGTCAAGTCCCTTAATCCAATACAATAGCATCGGCACCAAACAGGTAGACGCTTAATGTAGCTGTTAATTCAGAGATCCAACGTCTTACCGTTCTATCAGTACAATACAATTCCTTAGCAATCTCTTCCTGTGACATCCCGTTCAAATAGAATAGTTTGAAAGCCTTATACTTTTCCTCCCATTCCTTTCTGATCATTTCCTCTTCCAGAAGAGTCAGGCACTTGTCAATATGCGAAATCATGACAATGCTCCGCAGCTTGCTTTTTATGATACTGTTTATGTAAATATCCTCTGCTGATAACTCCTCCAGATCTTCCCCGTCGTCCACGTCCGACAACTCGGAAACTCCTTCCTTAACACTCTTGCATATCCGGTTATAGTTTTCCATAAGCTTCTTAGCGTTCTGAAATACCTTGACCTTACGGTTTTTCTTCTGGGATTTTTCAAACTCCCTGACAGCCTCCAGTGCTGCCGTTCTCACTAATAACTCCGCCGCTTCTTTCTCCAAACAATCACCTCCCTGCTGTCAACTGCTTGCCCTGGGCTTATAAACCCGCTTGCTATTCAGAAATTCTTCTTCCCTCCGCTGTCTCCCCAGGAGCTGGCGCATCTTGTTAAGCGTTGACTTATTATTCTGATCATTAAAGAACTCCACAATCAGCTGATACCGTTTCACAGCATCTTTATACTCCCTGCGCACCTTGCGGCTCCTGCGAAGCTTTGTTAACTCCTTATCTGCTTCCGATCTGTTTTCGGAGAACTCTATCCCATGAAGCAGATCCTGCAGGCGCTTATCCTCCTCGCTCACTGTATCACAGGCAAGTCGGTACTCCGTTGTACACCGATCAACAAAATTGAGGAATTCTGTCAGCTGCTCTGCCGGGCTCATGACTTTCTTCATGACTCATACCTCCTGCCTTTAAAATTTCATTTCTCACCCTGTCCCACTCTATCGCCAGAGGATCATCTGTAATTGATCCCGCAACCTCAAAAGTGTATCTCCCAAGTGCCTTGGCTCCGGAACTGGCATAAGAGGTGATAGTAGCACATGGCAGGTTCAATAATACTGACGCTTCCAGGGAACTGTATTCGCCGATCGGCTCCCCGTTATCATAAACTGTATATAGCTTCTTAGTTGCCATTAGCTCCTCCTTTTTTGGAGTACC